GGAAATGGTCTTACCCGTTCTCTGCTCCTTTAATTCGTAGAGCACTGAAGTCAATTTCTGTCAACACTTCTGGACTTATCGAAGATGGTAAATCCGGACGTGAAGGCTTCGGTTTACGATCAGCAACTTTCATAGCGTAAATCGCCTGGACAACTTGTGATCCAATGAACGTGTTCCTAAACTCCTTATTATTAATAACTTCTGTAATAATAGGAAGCGCAATCCTACCGTTAGATCCCAGTTTTGAAAGTATCTGATTTATAGTCCGATTAAGAGGAATATTATTGTTTAGGACTTCCCAAGTAGAAAATCCAGCCTCATATTCATCTGTTTCAACATCACGTTCCGAATGTAACATGTTATACCAACGAGATGTTGGATCACCTGCCCATACGACTTCACCCATACCAAGAAGAGGACCTATTAAATTCTTTAAGAATGAAACAACTCCATCTCTTGAGTAGATAAAAGTTTTCTCAACACTTGTAGCGAAACCAAGTTCATCTACAGCAATTTGAAAGAAACGATCGATGTCAAATTCGCTCCAACCACATAAATTATCATCTGATAAATATGTAGCATGAACCAATTTCCATCCTGTGACTTCTGAGACATAAGACGAGATCATTAGGTGTACTAAACTTCCGAATTCGGACGTAAAAGGGTTACCAGAGTTGAAGAAGATATAATCGGAATCATAATCTTCTTTAGACTCTATCGAAAAACCAGGAATTCTGCGTTTTCCGACCCAAGTACCAGCCCCAACTAATGAGTTAAAACCAACAGTGACTAACTTCATATACTCAGGGGCTTTAGATTGGAATTCATCATCACTGAAAACCCAACTAATATCATCTGGTCTAATAGACTGGTCAAAACCTGAGAAGTCTTCACCAACCCACTCAAGATGATCCTCTTCTTCCACAAGGCGTGCAAGTAGATCAAACTGAGTATCCCAATTTTCAGCTGCAATCCATTTAGTTTTACCTATCCGTGGCATCTCGAAATCGTGATGCTTAGCAGCTGAAACTAGTGTACCAATTATTTTCAAACCGAACCACCCACCGAAAACAGCTCTTACTTTAGTTTCTTTACCACCTTGAGTACGATAAAACATAATATAAGGAGGTGTATAACCATAGGGAGATGTTTTCGAAGGCATGACCATCCACTCAGCTAAAGCAAGTACAACATCAGCTGTAATGTACTTTAATTGCCCACCTTCATAATGATCGGCGGACACCTGTGATCTGATGTAATCAGAGCAAAGTAGATAGTTCTTCCCGTTGCGCACACTAATTTTCGAGAAGAGTTCGTTACATAGCCTTACGTAATTCTTCTTTGTTTGATGAAAGAAGAAAGGCCAACCTGCGTTCTTATTTGCTGGCAAATAAGATAGAAGCATGTCATGTTGTTCCTCTAACGGCATGTTCTGTATAAGTTTAATTGATGCACTCAAACGAGTACAATGTTCAAGATAAACTTTACGTGGCATGTCAGTTAAAGGTATTCCCTGCTTTCTGGACTTTCTTTTGTCGTAATACTCACGAAGAGTATCTGCGAGTTTAGAAAACAAAAATTCTGATTTAGAAGTTTTGTAGCGTTCAAAAAGCGCGTCTGGGAACCGAACCGCATCGTTTTCTAAAACTTCCGGTACATAAGTACGTCTAACTACATCAACGTAGAAATCCGTAATATTATAAAGTACATTACGAAAGTTTTCATCACCGACGGGGATGTCTGAACCGGGATTGTCAGTTAAAACTAATTTAGATAAATCTAAATATGATTGCAAAGTTGAAAAACTGTTGCTAACAATTTTAAC